GGAACTCACCGACCTGGCCGACACCTACGAGCCAAAACTGCAAGCGCAGTTCGAGCGCGCCGCCAGAACACTCCAGGCCGGGGTTAACCTTGACCGCCTGACCCTCGCGCTGGCCGATGGCGACCCGGACAAAGCGTTCCGGGCCGTGCTGACGAAAACCCGCCTCGACGACGCGATGAATCCGTTAGAAAAAACGATCCGCGACACGCTGATTCCACGCGGGGGGAGACTCGGTGCCCGAATCCTCAATCAGCGCTAAACCTCTCGGGTTCGCGTTCAACGCCAAGAACAGAGAAGCGCAGCGGATCGCGCGGGACTATGGTGCGGCGCAGATTGACCTCATTGATACGGAAACAAAGAAAGCGGTGCGGACCATCATCCAGTGGTCGATCCGTGAGGGGATCGCGCCACGCGATGCGGCGAAACTTATCAAGGAAGCCGTTGGCCTCAACCGGCCGCAAATTCTGGCCTTGATCGACTATGAGCGCCGGTTGCCTCCCGAGATGCCGACCGCTGTCAAATTGAAAGCCTACAAAAAATACAAGGCCAAGCTCGTGAGACGCCGGGCCATGATGATCGCTCGGACGGAGGTGATCGACGCGCTCAACATGGGCGCAGAGGTCGCGTGGAAGCAGGCCCAGGGCCAGGGGCTCCTCGGGAAAGGAGCGAAGAAGGAATGGCTGACGACACCGGTCGGCGCGTGCAAGATTTGCTCGGCCCTAAACGGCCAAAATGTAAAAATTGGGGGGAAGTTTCAAACGCCCCGAGGCGCGGTAAACGGTCCCACGGCGCACCCGAACTGTCGATGCGGGTTGGCTCCGGTGCCTTAATGGATTTCTCATTGCGTCGGGAAATAAGTAGGACATAACCGCCGGTTATGTCTCACGCCGAGTTATAGATTGAGGTTTGATTATTCTGTGGCCACCCGCGGCCACGCATAGCCACCAGCTCGGCTAGTAATAGCTAGAGGAGGGGATCACATGATATATAGTTTGGTTTGCGGAGGGGCATGCACCGGTACAAAAGCACTCCAAGATCTCGACATGGTCACCCGATCAGTGGCGGAGGAAAAGCGGAAATATCAGCTGCTGACCGTGGATACACGTCACCTCAAAAAAGCTTTACAGCGTGTGCGATATACGCAGCACACGCTTGTCGATCGCGACCATGCGGAGTGCTCGTGGTGCGGGCATGTGCGGCGGTATGGGCGTACGGTCGACCCAGTACCCCGGACACATTGACAGGCTTTCCGCCCTCGCGTATGCTTTGTTTGGCGTGCTGAAACCTGTTATTGATTCACTCGACCAAGTCCTGCCGGATTTGCGCCAGCATTACGTCTCCGACGGGGATACGTTCGTCCTCCAACTCGACGGCGATCCGCACGGTTTTGTCAGTCGCAGCGCGCACGCCGAGACGGTGAACAAGGTGGCCGAGTTTCGGGACCACAATATCGAGCTCGAACAGGCGCTCGTGAAGAGCAAGGAATCACTCCAGCGGTTCGAGTCTATCAATATTGACGACGCTCGGGCGGCACTCGCGCAGGTCCAAGAACTCGGCAAGAAGGGCATCCGCAAGAGTGCCGACGTCGACTCTGCGGTATCCTCGGCGCTGCAAAGTTTCAAGGCGACGGAACTCGAACCGCTGCGGAAGCTCCTGACCGAGGAGCGCGAAGCGCGCGAACAGGCCGATCAACAAGTGGCGCAGGCCGCGTTCAAGGGGGCCGTGCTGACCGCCTTCCGCGCAGCCGGGGGCCAGGATGCCGCGGTCGATTTCGTGGTGAACCGTGCGAAGGATGTCTTCTCGGTCGACGGCGACAAGCTCGTGGCTCGACCGGGGATGTATTCCACCGACTCCCCCGGCGACCCGTTGGGGCTGTCCGAGTGGATGGCCACGCAAACTAAGGACATCAGTTTCGCCTTCGGCTCGTCGAACGGGGCCGGCGCGCGGCACGGGGACGGCCTCGGGACGACCGTGGCGGCTGGCGTGAGGATACTCAAAAACCCGACACCGCTCGAACTCGGAGCGAATGCGAAGGACATCCGCGCAGGGCGCGCGGTGGTTATGAACGACTAGTTTTATCTCGACCCACCCAGAAGCGCCCCCGGCTCGGCGAGTCGTGCGGCGCTTGATCACGGCGCGGCGCGTCGTGGCCAGTTTCCGGCGGAAGCTGCCTGTCTTCAGATTTTTTTGAAAAGGAGCTTCCCGTGGCCGGAACATTAGTCGATACAAACGTGGTGCAAACGGCGGTCGCGATGGGTTTGGATGCCCTTCGCGAAAACGTGGTCCTCCCACGTATCGTCAATCGTACGTATGAGGAGCGCATCGGCCCGAGCCAACGTCAAGGCTCAACCGTGAACGTCGCGGTCCCTGCGTCAATCACGACCCGCGCCGTGACCGCAGATGTCGTTCCTCCGGCCGTGACGGCCGTGACTCCGACAAGCGTAGCAATCAGCCTCTCGGAGTGGAAAGAGGCCCCATTTGCCATGTCGGACCAAGCGGTCAGTCAGGTCCAGGCTGGAATTATCCCCATGCAGTTGTCCGAAGCGGTGAAATCGCTATCCAATACAATCGATTCGTTTCTCTGGTCGCTTCTCTCGTCTGCGACGAATCCGATCTTCAGCTTCACCGGCACGGCCGGCACCACGCCGTTCGCGTCAAATACTTCACAGTATCTCGACGCGCGGGCGTTGATGAATGCGCAACTCGCGCCGATGGATAATCGTTACTGCATCCTCGACCCGGACGCCGAGGCGAACGCGCTTGGACTGTCAGCCTTTGCGGATGCCTCGGCCAGCGGGTCGCGGGAAACCATCGTCGAAGGCGACATCGGCTATCGGCTCGGTGCGCGATGGGTCATGTCGCAGAACGTCCCGACTCACAGTAATACCGGTGCCGGCACGATTCTCGTAAACGATGCCTCGGTTTCGGTCGGTGACAGCACCCTCACTTGGGACGGCGGGGGCACCGCACCTGCCGCCGGTGATATTTTCACCGTGGCCGGTGACACGCAGACCTATTCTGTGCTGTCGTCAACCGCGACGGTCATCACCATGAATCCGACGGCTCAGGTCGCATGGGCCGACGACGCTGCCGTCACCTTCAAAGCAGATTTCGTCGAGAACATCGTCATCCATCGGGACTGCCTGGCCTTCGCCATGGCTCCGCTCCTCGATACGAATCAAATGGGATCGGCGGGGCATCTCCAGTCAACCGCCGTGGACGAAGACTCGGGTCTGGCCCTTCGGCTTACCATCAGTCAACAGTATCGCCAGACGCAGTGGGCGTTGGATGCCCTCTACGGTGGGGCCGTCGTGCGGCCTGGGTTAGCAGCCTACATCGCTGGTTAAATCCTTGTGCGGTGGAACCCGTGCGCGTGCTGTAGCAGTCTCCCCGGGCTCGTTACGCGACCGAAGCACGCCGCGGGTTCCACCGCCCGAGTTTTTTGAGAAAGGAACGCAGCGATGACCACGCTAAGCCTCAAAACGAAAACGGTTGCACTGAAAGACGGAACCCGCGTTGTGATCAATGTGTCGGACTTTGATCCAAAACTCCATACCGAAGTGGTTAAACGGCCTCCCGAAAAAAAGCAGAAAGATCGAGATCCCCGTGCAGACTCACGGCTTCGTCGTAGACCTGGGGTGAGTGCGATCGGAATGGTGGAGATGCGTTAATGGCGGTTTTTCCGAAACGGTCCACCGTGCTCCAGTCGCTCGACCTTACGGCTATCGGGGCCGGCACCTATACCAGCGTCGGCGTCTCGATCCCGATGGCGGCCAGTGTGATCGCATGTCAAGCGATCTTCGTACGAGCCGGCGGCGGCACAACGACCGATGTCTTTTTGCAGACCAGCCTCGACAACGGCTCAACCTGGATCGACATCGCGCAGTTCGCCCTCGCCACGACCACCGTCACGAAGGTATCCGCCGTGCGTCCGTATATTGCAATGGCCGCGAACGTCACGCCGACGGATGGCGCGTTGAGCGATAACACGATCCTCGATGGACTCATCGGCGACCGGCTGCGCGTGAAGACCGTGGTCGTCGGCACCTACTCGGGAGCCTCGACCCTCGCTGTTAACGTTTGTATCAATTAAATGGGGACATCGACACTCGTCGCAACGGCGAAAAGCACGACGGCGAACTCGTATTGCACGCTGGCGGAAGCGGATCAGTATCAAGACAACCGGCCAGCGGTCAGCACGACGTGGGCGGATGCTTCCGAAAACAACAAGATACGGGCGCTCCTCTGGGCTACGAAACTCATGGAATCGCTGTTCGATTGGAACGGCTACGCCTCGACGACGACCCAGGCGCTCGGCTGGCCGAGGATGGGATTACTCGAACGGATCGATGTTGTCCTGGATTCCGACACGGTGCCACAAGCAGTGAAGGATGCCCAATCTGAATACGCGCGCCAGCTCCTCGTCAGTAATCGGGCGCAGGATAACGATATCGAAAGCCAGTCAATCTCAAGCATCAAAGCCGGCAGCGTGGCGCTTGTCTTCAACAGTAGCGCGGCATACAACAAGGTGGTTCCCGATGCGGTTTATTTGCTAATCCCCCAGGATTGGTTCTCGTCGGTGCGCGGTCGGTTGACCGGCACGCGCATCTTGGAGCGTGCGTCGTGAGCCTCGCCTCAATTCTTCAGAACGGGATTTCAGTGGCGAACACGATCACGACTTCGCTTCAAGCGACGATCACGCACGCCGCGTTTTCGTCAGATGACGGCTACGGGAAGGCGACGTTTTCCACGGGCGTCGAACGCAAGGCCATCGTCGAGCGGCGACAGAAATACGTCCGCACCGACGCCGGTGAGGAGAAGCTGAGCCTAGCAAAACTCACGTTCCCGTATCCGGTGACGATCAACGAGCGCGACAAGATCACGCTCCCCGACTCGACGGTCATGCCCATCCTACGGATTGACGGCGTGATCGACCCGACGACCAACGCCGAATACCTGGTTGAAGTGGAGCTCGGCTGATGGCGATCACACTCGACGTGGGGAAAGTCATCGGGAACATGAAAAAGCTCGACCATACGATCCCGCTCGTCGCGGCGGCGGCGCTGTATCAGGAAGCGCTCGTCGAGCAGAAAGAGTCGATGAAGCGCACCCCGGTTGATACCGGCGCGCTGCGAGACTCACACCAGACGAGCCTCCCGGCGTGAAAGGGCCAGAACCTCGAAGTCACAATTAAGGTCGGCGGTCCCGCGGCGGGGTATGCCGTGATCGTCCATGAGGACATGGAGGCCGACCATACCAAGCGCGGGCGGAAGACGGGCGATGTCGGTGTCGTGGGGCAAGCGAAGTTCCTCGAATCGACGATCCTCGAATCTGCTCCGTTCTTGCTGGCGCGGATTGCGAAGCGGATGAAACTCCACCAGGGGATGGTGTAGTGGCGAACGTCCTCGATG